CCCCAGATGCTCAAGTACTTGGCTAATTTTTTTTGCGCTGTATTTTTTTCAAAGGTGCGGGACCCATTTCTACCATAAATAACAGCACTATGCGCACACACGAATTCATTCAAGAAAACATTCTCAGTCGAGTCATATCCAAGATTGCCGCTCCCACTGTGGGACAAACATTCAACTTTGCCGCTGATAAACCCGCCATAGTTAATCGCATAGCACAGGCCATAAAAAAAAGCCAACCCGTTGACATAAAAGATCCTGTATATGCTGTGTTGCGCAACAGCAATGCCGCTGGCGCAAAGATGGTGGATCAATTGGGCTACACTGCCGCCGAAAAAGCCACTTACAAATCAGCACTGGACAACTGGCCCAGTAACAACGGTGCTTGGGCACAAAAAAACTTTGGTCCAGCACGAACTGCTGCCAGTCAACAGGGTGATCGCACTTATAATCATTACTCTACCATAACCAAAGATCGTGCTAATCTAGACCAGTTTATCAAGTCATTTCCCGATCTTGATCAGCGTATACAACAGTTGGCACAACAAACAGGTCAACCCATCAGTTATAAAACCAATGCGAACTTAACTGCCCTTGCCGCAGACAACGATAATCTCAAGTTCTTTTACTATGATGCTGGACTGAAACCGCAGATAGAAGCCACAGTGAAATCTTGGTTGCAAGCCAACCGTATTTCTACAGGCACACGCTCACACACCCACGGTGTTGACGTGAAAGGACAGGGCAGTTATGGTGAAATCATTGCCAAACATGTGAATGACTCACTCAACAACACCATTCGTCAGCACGGCAACAAGTACACACCTGAGCAGTACTACACATGGCTGGGCACCAACTTCCAAACACTGATTGCACAAGTGTCCGTGAAATAACACGCTGTCAAACAGGTGTACCCCAAGCACTGCTGGAGTTCTCTCCCACACCAATGATACATGCTGTAGTGGCTGTGTATTCAACCAGGCTCCATGAGCCAGTCTTGAGGTTAACTGTTAACACTATATTGGTGTTGCCAGTGCGTCCCCGCCATTGAGGAGTTTCTTGGAATTCTTCCACTATGGCTCTGAACACTGTGTCTATACTGTCACAGGTCACTGGCTTGTTGAGAGTGCGTGGTTCAGCCGTCACAGTGAGCACTGCGATACTCAACACTAGGGCAATCGCCGATCTTTTCATACATCAACTCCATTTCAACAAGAACAGGGTCTTGTATGTGGGTTTGGCAAACGCTATGCAGGCCTGCCACGAGTCTATTGAGGTTCCATTATGGTAGGCCCAATGACTCCAGTGATGCCCTATACAAGTCGTGAGCCATGATTCCATTTGATCCACAGCTGAGATCCAGTCCAATTGATTGTGTGGTGTGAACACCAAGGGCCAGTGTGCCACAGCAATGTGTTCAAACGGGTGCGCATCAGGTAGGTAGAACGAGTGACTCATATGCATATTTATGGTTCAGCAAGCAGAAACACAGTTGCTATCTGCGTTTTACCGCTTGCTACTTCGTAGCATAAGACTATGCTAAAAATTTTCGCGGCCGCTTCGCGTGAGTAAACTGGGCACCAAATTAGCCTCGAGCTCGAGTTTTTACTCTGGGATACACAGCTCCTGTTGCGGGCCTATTTTTGAATGTGATTCTTGGCAGGCACTGTCCGGTCACGGGTCTTTCTAATTTGTAAAACAAGTATCGATTGTTTCCGTTATCTCCAAACCACTGATAGTTGTTGTAGCTTGCTCCAGTAGTGCCCACTTGATTCTTCAGGGAATGTGTTATTAGATAAGTCAACGCTTCGCTGGCAGATAAGTTTTGATTTTGTTCAGCATAGCAGGCCAATACACCACATACCTGCGGTGATGCCATACTGGTTCCGGAAATACTACCTAATTTATAACTGGCATTTCTAGGATCATTTACCAGTGTGATGCCAAATTCGGCAGCGGCAGTTGAGTCATACACTGCGGAAACAATGTTGGTACCTGGAGCCCATACGTCAACTCTGTTGCCAAAATTACTGGAGGTATTTTTATATTCTTGTTGAGCACTGCCCACATTGCCCACAACAATTACTCCAGGCGTCACAGCTGGGCTTGAACCTCGAGAATGCACATAATCAAAGCCACTGCTTCTAACAGTGTTATTGTAATCTTGATCGCCACTGTATGCAGAATTCCAAAAACTGTTTCCAGCCGCTGCCACAACAATAACGCCGTCTGCTATGGCATCTGCTACGTCAGCGTTGAGTGCGGCATATGTGTATGGCATGCTATAAAGATATGTATTGGCAGGAACCGGCACACCGTTTGCTTCCAATATGGTTTTTTTGGCCGCATCAGTTCCTGACAATGCTGTAGTAACTCCTCTGTAAGTTACACTGGTAATTGACGACAGTTGAATATCACCATATGAGTAGCCCCAACTGTGATTGGTTATGGTTGGGTTTCTTTTTCCAGTAGTGGTGTTGACAGTTTTATTTTTATGGAATGCTCTGAGGTAATCAAAAATATAAAGTTCCCAGTTGGCAGGAGAGTTGGCGCCTGCGTAGCTGAATTCCATGTTATAGATGTTGGCATCACGGGCCCAACCCTGTGTGTTGCCCGCCACTGTGCCTGCCACGTGTGTGCCGTGGTTGCTGGATATATTGGTATAATCATAAGCACCTGTTGTGGATATCCCAACAACGCTACTCAACGCAAACCAATTGTATTGATTTACTCTTGATCCACCAGTGCCGTCGGAGTTGACAGAAAATTCAGGATGAAGGGCAGTAATGTGTGCATCAACAACCACAACGTCCACATTTTTTCCAGAACTGGTGGTGGTTACTGTTTGTGTTGTTTGAGTAAATGAAGCGCCAGTACCCCAACCCGCCAATGTGTTGCCAGCTGTGGTTCTATACAGTCCCCAATTTTTATCATTGGTATCGATAGTGGAACTTTTTTCAAAATTTCCAGATTGTGCCCAGTGGTGAACTATTTTGATGCCCATGTCTCTAGGAGGCTGTTCCACAGCTATTACTCTGGGATCAGTTCTCAGTTGAACTGCTTCTTCATCGGTCAACATGAAATGCGTGTTTCTACTGAGTTCTCTCAGCTGTGTTACGCTAACTTGTCTATTGGGGATATACAAATTTCCGTCAGGCGACTCCATATCCGCAATAATTGAATCAGCATCAGTCATTGTTTGAGCAGTAACAACGTATTCTTTTAAGTTGCTCATATCAAACCTCAAGCGGTAACACAGTCAGTGTAACAGTGATGGTTGTTGTTCCACCACTTTTATTTGTAACAGCTAATTCAATATTGGTTGAAGGAGTACTTTCGTTGCTGAACCCCATTGCACCTGGACTAATCAATATGGTTTCTGCTCCTGTGGTAATAACTTCAGCTATTACGCCAGAACCTGGATTGGGATCTGTTAATTCATTACGGCCAGCATCTGCTGACCTACTGGCAGTGTCAGTGTATATTCTCACCCAGGCCGCCGCTGAAGTTTGTATTTTATACAACGCATAACCTTTGTAACCAGTTATGGTTAAGTTTCCTGTGGCAGCATTGGCCAAACTGGCTGTAACACCATTAACGGCAGTGCGTGTGATAGCGGGCGGGCTGATGGTAATTGTTCCCACCATTGATCCGTGGTTTTGACAAATATATCTAAATGTACCTGAAACACTTGCGGGTATTTTCCAGTACAGTGTGCCTGATGTTTTACCTTGTGCAGACGATCCGGTACTGACTACACCAGAGGTACTTACATGTATTAGATTCGCAGTGGTAATATTTGAGTTGTTTTGTTGAAGTAAAAACGGATGACTGCCGCTTACCTGGAGGTTGAAAGATATGGTAGTGCCGCTGGTAGCATATATTGCGGGATTATCTCCCGAATATTGATCAATATTATAATTGAATACCGGTGTTGTGACAACTAATTGTGTAATTGCTGGCAGATAAATTTCGTCCACTGTTAGACTTGCACTTGACACATCTGACAACCCAGTAAATGCAGTTGCTCCACTGGCGTACTGTGGTATATTCAAAGCAGTGCCGTTAAAGGTTGCCGCGCCACTTGACCCAGTTGTGGTAAATGTTATTGGTGCTTGGTAATCAGTGCCAGCTATGGCAGCTGAACGAGTTGTGCCTGAAGACTTTACTATGCCAGTAACACTTTGTGCTGACTGATAGTCAGTTCCTGCAACTGCGGCACTTACGTTGCCACTTACACCACTGCTCTTTAATATGCCTGTGGCACTTACCGGTGCTTGATAATCAGTACCAGCTGTTGCGGCACTTACGTTACCACTTACACCACTGCTCTTTAATATGCCTGTGGCACTTACCGGTGCTTGATAATCAGTACCTGCTGTGGCAGCTGATATAGCAGTGCCATTGCCCTTTAGCACACCTGTGATGCTGGTTGTGATTGTGATGGCTGGAGTTGATGTGGCATTGGCCACAGTACCAGTAAACCCATTTGCACTGACCACACTTGCACTAGTAACTGTGCCGACGCCGCTAGAAACAGTTCCCCAATATAATGTGGTGCCATCTGTTGTTAAATATTTTCCAGTTTGTCCAGTTTGAGTAGGGAGAGGTGCTTGGTAATCAGTACCAGACACTGCAATCGATAATGCACCAGTAGTAGTGGTTGATTTGACAATACCAGTTGCCAATGCACTAGTACCTGGAGAGTAATCTGTTCCACTTGTTGCGGCTGAACGAGTTGTGCCACTGCTTTTCACAATGCCAGTAACACTTTGTGCTGTTTGATAATCAGTTCCTGCTATTGCGGCTGTGAGAGCATTGGCTCCATTGCCTTTGACCAATCCCGTGATTGTGCCTATTGGTGCTTGGTAATCAGTACCAGACACTGCAATGGTCAATGCACCAGTAGTGGTAGTTGATTTGACAATACCAGTGGCCAATGCACTGGTACCTGGAGCATAGTCAACGCCGCCCACAGCGGCTGATATGGCAGTGCCATTGCCCTTTAGTACACCTGTGATGCTGGTTGTGATTGTGATTGCTGGAGTTGAACTGGCAGTGGCCACTGTACCAGTAAACCCATTTACACTGACAACACTTACAGTGGTAACTGTGCCAACGCCAGCGCCGCCAGCTGTAGCATCCACATCATTTATCCATAAACTGCCGTTGTATTTCAACACCTGGCCTGCTGTGGGCGAAGTTATAGTCACACCAGTCAGTGCGGCCAAACTACCTGCAACACTGGTCCAAGTTAACACGCCTCCTGTGGTACTTACTAGTGCGTAGCCGCTGGACGCTGGATATGCCACTGGTAGTGTGTATGTTTGAACTTGTGGAGTTGCGCCAGCTTGAAATGTCACTGTACCACTAGTTGATCCAGTAAACACCAGATTACTACTGGCAGTTAGTGTATGTGTACTACTTAAGAATGCTGATACCGTGCCTGTAAATGCAGGGTTGGCAAACATTGTGGCTTTGCTTTCATTTGTTACATTTCCTAACCCCACATGAGTGGCAGTTACACCTGCCACAGTTCCAGTGAAAGTTGGGCTTGCAAACATAGTGGCTTTGCTTTCATTGGTCACATTGCCCAGACCCACACTAGCGGCTGTGATTGTTATTGTGCCCCAACTTGTAGTTGAGCCATCTGTGGTCAAATACTTGCCCGAGTTACCAGTTTGACTTGCAATGCCCGTTGATGTAACGTAGCCAGCACCATTGGTCAACTGATTGGTGTTGGTGGGTATAGTTGGCTGGTTAGTTAGGTCGGTGTAACTACCAGTGGTGGCCACTGTGGCGAATGTGGGCTTGCCAGTGATCTGCGACCATGTTTGATTGGACACTGTGAGGGTCAAACTGGCTGCGCCATCATTATAGCTAACAGTTACACCATTATGTGACGTGTTAAACAAACCAGCTGTAATGTCTTGAACTTGTTCAGTGTTTAGGCCGCTACCACTACCGCCGAGGTTACTGCCGCCAAGGGTGTTTCCGTCGTACACTCTCAAAGTTTGACTTGAAGAGTCAAGGAAAATTTCGCCAGGGGCTCCTGATATACTGTCTAGGTCCCCGGCGGTTCTACCTATTAATCGTATACTACGTTCTACTTTTGCCATAAAATACTAGTCCTGTTATCTAGTATTTATAGTATTTTATTCTTTAAAATAGTATTCGTAGTTTACGCTGGTTTCGTTTTGTCTGCGTATTTTGGCGCCGTTTTTCAAATGAAAACGTTCAGCCATCGGAGTTTGCGGACTCAAGGTCACGATGCCTTGCATGTCCTTGAATTCCTCTCTGAGCCACTTGGCCGCTTGCTGTAACAGTGCGGCGCCTGCTCCAGGACTATAACTCCAAATGGTATAGAACACAGCAATGTTACGATCCTTGGCCATGTCAATAAGATCTTGCTCATCTTCAGGAACATCTTTAAGCCATTGCATACAAGTGGCCGCTAGAATCTTTTCTCCTGCTTTGAGTATCAGTATCTCAGCGGCATCGTTGATACGTTGCTCAAGAGGTATGTGAGGTCGAACTGGATCGTCCTTGATAACTCTAGTTAAGGGATCGTTGATATCTTTAATGTGGTGTAGTTCCATGATTTGCTGGGTTTTATATACGTACTTATCAATCCATCTAAAAAATCATGTTACACACTGATTACACATCATCTCCTGGAAGATTGTTCAACAATTCTCTCAACTTACTACTGGCCACGTGAGCTTGCACTTTGGGTTTAGCCAAATCAAATCCCTCTTTGGGTGTGGCACGTTCCCAGCTGGTATTTGCACTGCCGGCATCTTCACTGGCAACAGTTTGACGTTGTTTGATACTGTGCAACAAACTGGAGCCTGCACTGGTCTGGCCATGCCCATAAGTATCTTCCTGTTCGAGATCAGTGATGCGTAATGTATCGATATTGAACTCTAGATCAATCTTCATACCCACACCCGAACTACTACGTGTTTTCATTAGTTGTATTTGATAACGTCCACGTTCACGCATGGCACGGCTGGTAAAGATACCAAACACGTTATCTGCTGTCTGAATCTTGCTTAATCCACCCGAGATATGGCTGTGATCAAACTCAACTTCTTCCACAGCACCACGATTCAACTGCGCCGCAGTGACAAACACACAGTTCTTTTCCACTGCTAGATTACGCAATTCTTCACTCACATACTTGTCTTTAACAAACAGGTTTTCAGCTGAGATACGCTTGCTCAAGGGCATCAACAAGTCCATGTAGTCCACCAACAACACATCAACTTTACGTCCCATTTTAATTTCATACTCTTTCAAATATGCACGAATGTCATTGGCTGTTTTGCCCGACGGCATGTACTTGACTTGGAACTGTCCAGATTTTTTACCAATCATTTTGACTTTCATTTCCACGTCATCGATATTTCTAAAAATCTCTCTAGTGGGTATGCCAGTTATCATTGCATCCACACGCATACTCACCAATTCTTCACTGAGTTCCAGTGTTAGGTAAACAACATTTAAACCAGCAAGAGCATAATTGACACCAAGATTAGCCAGAAATAAGGATTTACCAGCACCACTGCCACCAGCCCAAATGTTGAGCTCACCGCGATTGAAGCCTCCAAACAACTTGTCATCAACTGCTTTCCAACCTGTACTAATTTGTCCATTTTTATCCTTGATAGCCATTAGTCGAGCACGTGGATCTTTAAAATAATCTGTGCCCATGTCTCGTTGTAATCCAACTTGTACTGCCTGTTTGATCTTTTCTTCCACTGGACCATACTCACCTTTTTCCAGCAGGTCGGCTGATTCTAGAATAGCACGTTCAAGACCTTTGTGTCGAGTAAATGTTTCAAAGTCATTCATCAGCCATTCAAAATGTTCTTCACGGAGATCAGTGGCTGCTTTTAAATTACTGCCCGTGGCCGCATTTAAAATATCCACTGTGGGCAACACATTGTTATCGCTCACGTATCTTGTGAGAAACTCCGCTGGCTCTTGTAGCTTGCGGTCAAACAGTTTGCTGTCAAAGATGCTTTGGCAACGCACAAATGTACCAGCATCTGCCAACATCATTTCTAAATACACACGCTGAATATCGTATCCGTAATCAACGTTTTGTCTTGCTTTGTCTTTATTTTCACTCATATTGTATTATACACTTTAATTAAACACTTTAACACCGTATTGGTGTTGAAAGTTTTTTGCATCTGCATGATCATTTACCATGGGCTTGCCTTTGATATTTAAACTGGTGTTGAGTAACATAGGGCATCCAGATTTTTCATACCATAGCTCTAACAGCAATCGCAATGGTGATCCGTCTTTTGGAACAGTTTGCACACGACTAGTATTGTCGCGATGAATAACAGCAGGAAATAAGTCAGGATGCCTGCAACGACTGACGACTTGCATATACCTACTGTCATTCCAACCTGGAGGCATGTCAAAGTACATATCAGCTAACTCTTCCAAGATAACTGGTGCAAAAGGTCTATATTGTTGTCGCTGTTTAATTTCATTTACTCGATCTTTTATATTTTTATCACGAGGATCTGCTAAAAGACTTCTATTTCCCAGCGCACGTGGCCCAAATTCTGCCCTGCCTCTTGCT